AATGCGGCTTCTGTAACATCAGAATTAAATATGTAATTCATTTTATCATTGATTAATCGGTTAAAACTACGCAACCTATCAGCACTTTCTTCCAGCGTTGCTTCATTACCTTCTCCCGGGGTACCGTCAGCCTTTACCTTAATATCGGCTAATTTCTCACTTTCACTACTTAAGTCTTTCATAGCTTCTTCGAATCTGGTCAATATGTTTCCATCTTTGGGGTTTATTCTAATAACCCGGTTTGGATCCTCATTGATTGTAAAAGTCTCAAATCCATCATTAAAATTAATTCCTGCCATTTACATTCCGCCTCTCTAAATTATTTTTCTTTTTATCCTGCTGCTTCTCTAACTCCTTTTTGCTTTGCTCCATAGATGCTGAAAGATTGTGCATTCCGGCCTTTATCGCCGCCTTATCCACTGATCCCTGGGTTCCAGGATCTTCAACTATTTCTTTGCAGGAAGCAAGACAACTTCCCAATAAATTAATTCCCATCGTGTTTCTCCTCCATCTTTCCGTAAATTGCCGCTAATTCGCAAGTAATTGCGAAAAGTAAAATACCTATTGCTATCATGATTATAAATTCCTTTCATTTTTTATTTTCATGACTTACGTCATTGATTTAAATAGTTCTTGTCTTGTCTTTATTACACTCCCCAGTCAGTTTTTAATTGGTTAAGGGCTTTCATCTCCTCAGACGTATCTTTTCCAGGGTTACTATCCGGGTGGTATATCTTGGAAAGCGTCCTATAAAACTGCTTAAATATAGCCCTGTTCTCCTCCCCAATCTGGCTCCCGGATACAGACTGATTGTAGTTACTGTATGAATTTTCATAATAACTACGGCTCTGTTCTTGGCTTCTCTGCTCATATTCATGCTTTTGTTTATAGCTCTCTTCGATTTGCTTTAAGCGATCCGGATTTCTTAAGGACCCAAATACATCGAAACACTGGTTATAATCACTCTCGCTTGTATCATATTTATTTTTAAATTCACCTACACTCTGACGATGCTCCTTTAATATACGGCTGTGTTCCTCTTGAGCCTTGTATTCCTCTGTCTGATGATATTCCGCTTCCGCTTGTTCAATAAGGGGCTGTAACTTATCGTAAATCATGTTTTCCAGTTCTTCTTCTGGCAAACCTACAGCTTTTACTTTATCGCTCCACTTGCCTCTTACATATTCACCGATCCAGGTCATATCAACAAGATCATAATAGCCAATGGTGCATATTACAGTCTGCTTTTTACGGATCCTGCTGCCCTCCCGGAAACTTTCATGGATACTGATTCGATAAGCCTTTTTTACTTCGCGTTTGTAACGTTCTTGACTGTATTTGTATCCGTAAGTGGTATATGGTATATCATTCATGGTCCAGTTGCATTCATATACTTCTATTTCTTTCGGCTCACCGACTGGAACCTTTTTGATCGCAATTTCCTGTATGACACAGTACATCCGTTTTCCTTTCCTGTAGTTACTGTGTTACATACCATAATAACTACATTTAATTTTCTGTAGCAAGGAGTCCTTGGATAAATTTCCGGTTGGCTTCTTCTGCCTTTTCCCGGCGGATACTGCGTTCTGGCATTTTCACATCTGTTGAGATTGAGACTATCCGATCCACGGTTCTGTCGTCCATTTTCAACCGGTCAGAATCACAGTTGCTTGTGAATATCGTCGGTAAGAATTCTCTCTTGCGATAATCAACCAGACGGAATATAGCATTGTCAATCCATTCCTGTTTTCCTGTCTGTGCGCCGATATCGTCTAATACCAAAAGCCGTACCTTATGTAAGCTGTCAACTTTTTCTTTACATTCGTCTCTTTTGTCCTTAACCAGTTCCACAAAGTCCGGCACCGATATAAATTTCACTGGAATTCCATATCTCTCGATTATCTCATTACACAGGCAGCAGGCCAGCATTGTCTTACCTGATCCCTTGGTTTCAGAGTAGATATATAATCCTCTCCCTTGCTTCTCAAACTCAGCAAAGTTGACAATAAAGGCATTTACCGTTTTCTTTTGCAGATCCATATTTTCCCCGTATATATCCCACCGGAAGTCTTTGGCTCTTTTATATACATACTCAGCAGGTATCATACTCTGGTTTCTTCTTCCCTCTGTACCTTGTATGGTTCCATCTGATATCCAGAACGGTTGAGTCTCTCCATAGTTTGGAACATCATATACCACAAATGCTCCCCCCGCTATTTTGTCTACTGACTTGATCAATGCTGATACCATATTTCCGGAGATAGAAATCTGCTGTTGATTCCCTGGCTTTAGTTCCGTTTCCTTCACTCTCCTTTCCCTGGTTGAGATAACCTTCAAACTTGTTTCCGAATAATGTTTCCGGCCTGAGGTATTGCTCCATCTTTTCGCCCTTCCACTCTGCAACCTTATTGTCAATTACCTTTTGGAAATCCAGTAAAGTGTATCCCTCTGCAAATCTGGCATTTATATGACTTTGTGTGGCCTTTCCTTGCCATCTGTACGCCTTGCCTGTTTTACTGTTCAAGTAATCAATAATTTCACTGTAAGGGGGCTTCTCGACTATATCTTTCTTTATATCTTTTTTTAATATCTTTCTTTTTTGGGTACAGACGTCTATACCTGTAGTAGTACAGACGTCTATACCTGTAGTAGTAGTGACGTCTATACCCGGTGTAGACGTCTGCCACTGTGGCAGTATGGTGGACCACTCTTCTATGTGCTTATTCAGCTTCACTTTCCTTGGACTACTAAAGGTTGATTGCTGCGTTATCTCGATTACTTTACCCTCTTGCAAGCTGTTCATTACTGCAATTATACTGCTCTTGCTAAGCCCGGTTCCTTTCGCTACAAAGCTGTTGGAAAAGTCGCACTCCTTACGTGCATACCCGTAGGTATTTCTAATCAAGCAAAACAATACTCTCATTTGCGCTCCGTTAAAATCAGCTTTGAAAATGGCTTCTAATAACTCATTGGCTATCCGGGTATAACCGTCCTCCAGCTGAGGATTGTTCATCTTCGGTCACCTCCTGCTGCTTCAATAGCCCTCTGGCCGAGCGCAGCGCAGCAAAAGTATTTTTAGCCCGGTTCTCCAAAGTCCTTATGAACTGCTTAACTTCCTGATTATTCTCCGGGATAAAGTATCCGCCACCGTCCTGGCAAGTAGATAAAATAACCGCTCCTTCATTTCTCTCACGGGCAATCTCATGCTGGAGATCCCGGGTGCTGTTAAATCCGAGATATGTACATAGATCCAATGCACTGATAGCATTTTTCTTACCCGGCTGTAGAGCCTCCATCACTACAAAGTCTGATGTTTTCTGAGGTTCAACGGTTGCCGCCGCAGCCTCCATTGGGTGATTCTGACTTTTTTTCATTATCCCTGTGCATTTTTTACCCTGCATAGCTATGCCCCCGTTAATTCGTTGATGTACTGGTCAATCTTTACCCGATCCCAAAGGACCCGTTTTCCTACTTTTACTTTCGCTCCAATCTCTTCGCCCAGTTTCATAGCATTGTTACGTCCGAGATTTGTGTAGGCTCGTAACTCTTCCGTATCCATCAAGCGACTTTCTCCAGATACTGTGTTCATTGCTCTTAGTCTCATTGTTTTAACCCCTTTCTAATTATCTTTGTTTAAATAAGTCTTGAAAACTATGCTCACGTTTGTTACAATACTAATTATACAACAACGTTTGTATTATTTCAACGTTTGTAATCATGTTTTATACTAATTCAACAAATTTGAACTTTCTTTAGTGAATGGAGGTATTTTTATGGGATATGCAACAGATCGTTTTGCGAAACGTTTAAAACAACTTAGAGAAACAGCAGGGTTGACACAGGAACAATTTGCCAGAGAACTAAAGGTTTCAAGAGGTGCTATTAGTTATTACGAAAAAGGCGATAGAACTCCTGATATAGAATTCTTGGATTCCTTGTATGATTATTTTTGTTGTACACTCCCAATTGATTTCCTTCTTGGGTATACTAATAACGTAAAGGAAGAACACAGAGACATGTATGACTTTTACGGGCTTACCGATAAAGCTTGTGACGAACTAGAATCTGATACAGAGATTGGTCATCTTATATCAGCAATTATAGGCCACGAAAACTTTTATGGTATTAAACGCACTTATGAAGGTATCATTCGAAATTATAAGACTTTTGATTATCGAGAACTTGGATATGCTGGTTTCCTTATATCTTCTTCTCTTAATAAAATCGTATTTGATTCTATTGCGATTTTAAAAAATATACAATATACACCCGAGGAAAGAGACGCTCTTGGAATAAAGATGGAGATAAGCCATAATGAATTTGAAAAAGAAATTAAGGAATGGGATGAGAGAGATAAATTACTAAAAGAAAAATGGGAAAAAGAAGAAGTTGAGTTAATGAAACTCGAGAAAGAAGAAAACGCTACGCGATATGCAGCTATTGACAAAGTGCGAGAAAAATTCTATGAAACAGTAGAATTTACTGAATATCAAAGAAATCATCTATAAAGTAGCAAGATTATATCAATTCGTATTAACATCAAAAACTTATAATATACAAATTCAAGGGGTGAGATCATTTTTCGGTCGCCACCCTTTTTCTGTATTAAACTACCTTATACTCCAGACTTATAAGTTTGTTAATATATTCAATACATATCTCAATACGAATAACGATTACAATTTTCACACCCAAAAGTATGGAACAATAGAGCCTATAATCGATTAACCAATTCCTAAACTTTTATATGGCTACCAACTCAGACTATGTATATAACTTATTACGACCACAAATTATGTTTGCCTCATAGATTATTCTACCTTGTGTATGGATCTGTTAATGTAAATTCGCCTATTTGCTTCATATCATAGGGATCAGTAAATGTAAATTCCGCCATTTGACAGTATTCATTATTTCTTAAATCTTTAAAATTAATTTCTACTTTAAAGTTATATGTAACTTTATCTTCCGTTCCATTATAATAATTAAATTTTATACCAAACTGTTTTTCCGTTGATTTTTCTAAAGCACTAAATATTTGAGTACCATTTACAATAATATTTACAGCACTGTTTAATCCTATATTTTTTATTTGGCAGCATATAAAAAGGGAGGATATCGACGCACTTTTTATATTCCTATTTTCCACACTAATATAGACTTTTTCGGCACCTGTGCTTATATTAATAGGAGTTATTATAAGATATGGTTTTATTTCATCAATTTTATCTTTTTTTCTATTGACTTCTGTATTTTCAATAGTAAGATCGATGCCTAAAAGAGTCACAAGACCACCTATTATCGCACCAATATAACCGCCCCAAAAGCCTGCCCAATCATTATTTCCGCCTACGGGTAATAATGGAATAGTTGAAAATATATAGATTATACATGGAATTCCTATAAAAGATATCAAAACCCATTTTTTATATTTTTTTATCATATTTAAAAAATTTTCCATAACACTTATCCCCTCTGAAGATTAGTTTACTCTTTTTTACATATTACTTAATACCTTTTGTTTTTTTTTGTCAAATTCGATTTCAGAAATCGCTCCCATATCAAACAAATCTTTTAATGCTTTTATCTCCTCCAATGCTTTTACTGCCCCAGTAGCCGTTACATGCGTTTGTATTTTAAAGCATTTCAGTTTAGCATCTATATCAGTATTACATTTCACAGATAGCTTAAAAGATTCCCCTGTTTCTGGATTCTCCAGTGTTAAAAAGGCTATTGTAGCGTTCTCTACCTGCCTTTCAACTGTTGTGGAGTTCGTACTTGTTGCTCCCACCATCTTGGCTTTTCCTTTACTTCCTGCCCCCATAGCACCACCGACAAGTATTCCGGCAGGTCCGAACGCGCTCCCAATAACTGCACCTAATCCAATCTTAAGTGCTTTGCCCTTTTTCTTTGTCTCGCTATTGCTTGATGTTTGCCCAGAAGCATTAATAATTTTATTGTACTCAGGACCATTCCATTCGTAGGCAGTCATGAAATAATAGATCCGGTTATCATCATTAAAATACACTCCACCATCTGAGCGCTGCTTTATAATTACGCTCTGGGAGGATAGCCCCAGTTCTTTATAGCCATTTATTATGAATAACATCGCACTATGTTCTTTTACCAAATCTTCATTTGTCACATTAACTATTGATAATCCCGGGCATGCATTTTCTATGTACTCTACCGCCTGACCTATTTTATCATTAGATTTCCCATTAAACTTAAATCTTCTCTTTTTTTCCTTGGTGATAAAATCGATGAACCCAGGATTACGTGTTTCGGCATATTTGTAATCGATCCGCTTCATATCCACATATTCAACCGTTTCTCTGTTTCCAAGTAAAGTAATGATGTTAATTTCCTTTTTGCCTATAAACAAATCTTCTGTAATTCCTTTTATACTCATTTTCCCACCTCATTCTATAAACTAATATGGATATATTTTACAATAAAAATATATAAAAGAAAATACCGTTCTTCTGTTATGGGATTATTTTATGGAAAGGTTAAGTGCTGTTAACTGTCACAGTCAAGAGTGATATATTGGTTTCTGAAAAGATGGCCCATCTCCGGTACTTTATATCATTTTTGTGAAAAAATCCTTTCTCTCCGCTCATATCTGCCATGATACGCTACTACCGATTATGTAATATACCTTCCTGCCACAAAATTCTGATCATTATATTTTGACACCACTTTGACACCACTTTCTATAAATAAAGGTAATTAACGATAAATAGATATCTAAGATTTTCCCAGTAAATACAACAAGATAAACTATAATAAAACCACTTCCATATAACATCAGCTTCCCAAGCTGAGGAGGCGGGTCCGATTCCCGTTATCTGCTTTAACCTTTGAAATGTTTTTCCAGATATGCTTATTGGAATTACAAAAGGAACAACCGCCCCAATACAAGGGGTTGGCCTATAAGAAGATAGAAATCCCCCGATACCAGCCAAGTATACAAGGGGGATTTTCTATTGCCCATTTCTGGGACTTTAGAAAACGCTACTTACAATTTACGAAAATAAAGGTAAGTAATGCGATTATGAACATACCAAAGGCCATAAGGTCTTTAAAGTCATATTTCATCCGCACCACCTCCCATCTATGTATGATGGAAGGTCAACGCCCTTGCAGTAACACGATTGCTCCATGTTCCTATGGTAACATATCCCATTTCAATGTGCAATTACTTTTCCCGGCAGCAGGCCAACTCAATGCAGCCGAGTTTTTGACTCTACCAGCTATGAATTTATTCCCCAATAAGTTGGGGAAATCAACCAGGAGTAATAGTCTTAAAACAGTATGGGTGGCTGTTATGTAATTACAGTGGGATTTCCCATGCTTCATAAAAAACAATGTATCTCAGCCGAATTGTCGACTCTGACCTGCTGCAGCCGTTACAGCGCCTCCGGTTCCCTCTTTAAGCTGGGCTTCCTGCTCCAGCGCTTTCAGAACCAGATTTGCAGAATAAAAAATTGAATTCGCTTCCTTTGCCGTGATCTCCCCATTCAGTACCATGTTATTAATCTTTGCCAGGGAACGCCGTACTTCTGTGGGAGTATTCCAACGGAGCTTTTTCTTTTTACCGCCATTCTCCTTTTCTTTCATTAATAGCGAAAGGCGGTATCTCTCTACAATATCACTCATTTCATAGACCTCCTGTAGCATCTATAACTTTTAAATCTTGTTTTGGAGGGTACATCTCCGCAATTTGCCGCAGCTGCTTAAATGCAGTTTCCTTGCATTTTGACTGTATCTTGATATCACTTGCCTCATATCTTGCGTGTTCTTTTCCTTTCTCCTTTAATAGTAATATCCCCTCGTAGTTCTTTGTTTCTTCCAGATAAAACACTGATGCCATGAATACAAAATATTGTTCTGTTACTCCTGCTTTAATTGTAATGTTTTGCATATTATCACCTCGATTTTTGCTATATTGTATTCTCTGATACCCAAGTAAAATAAAGATTCTCAGCACAGTACCCCCCATAAAAACCTATATGCACTATAATGGCACGACAAGTTAAACGACAAATTTAAAAACATTCCTGCACTTATATGGGTACTCCCAAATGTGGCAATATCTCAGCTACCGTAACAATATCTGCATACTTACTCTGAGTCGGCAAAACGCCGTGTCAGCTTATTTAATAGCAGTGGAATTTACCGTTGCAAGATACCGAACGTTCGTTTGCAGCGTTCGTTTTGCGTTGCATTCATTCTTTTTTCAGAAAAGCCTCTATTACATTCCATTTTGGAGATATATCCTGGGTTCTGCAACATATTTACTCAAGCATTTTCCCACATTTATATCCGAGGATTTCCTAGGTTCATACTGGGTTTTACAAGGGTTTTGTGTGCGGCCTTTGTGTGCAGTGTTTTACATACATTTTCTTATCTTCTATAGCTATAATAGGGGATAATATTGAGGATCCAACCCTAGCAAATACTAGCATTCGCTCGTTTTGAATTCTAACATTTTCTAACATCTATGTATATAAGCAGAGGTGTATCCAAATTGGAAACACCTTTATACATTCCAGATGTTTACTAAAATCTACCAGAAGACCTCATAAAATACCACTTGTCATGCCTCAAAGCGGAGAGCCGCCCTTTCTGTTGCACTGGTCCATGTCTGATTAAATCTTTCATATCCCGTACTGCTTATACCCATGCTGTAGATTGTCTCTGCTTCCGGTAAGAAGGGACGAAGTTTTCTCTTATTGCCAGGATTACGAAGTTCACGCATTGCTTTTAATTCATCTCGCCGTACTGCACTTTTAGGTACTCCGCATTCTTCCCCTATCGCTTCCAGTGTCATATTGTCCCAATAACGTTTGCGAATCACTTCCGGCTGCATTCCTTCTAAACTGTCTACACAGTCTCGCATTACCGCTTTAAGCTGCTCCTGCTGCATTCCGTCAATTATAGCTTCTTCCATATCTTCATCAGAGGGAATATTGTCACCGGTTGTAAATCCGTCCTCTTCGAATCCCTTTACAGGCGCGTCCAGGCTTACCAGATTAGCCATATTGGCGTTTTTATGTATATCCCTGACTTGTTCTATACTTAACCCCATAAAGGCGGCAATCTCGTCCTCTGATGGGTCCCGACCAAATTCTTTTGCAAATGAATCACACGTCTGCTTATATCTCCGTAATCTTCCCTGGATCTGTGATGGAAAACGCATGCAGCAGGAATTATGTTCTATGTACCGCTTAATCCCTTGGATAATCCAGTACTGCGCATAGGTAAGAAATTTATTTCCGGTGCTGGGATCATAGCCATTTATAGCGTCGTATAAAGAAAGGAATCCCTCCTGCTCTAAATCCTCCATTTCTCCCAATCCACGATACCTTAAAGCGATTGAATAAATAAAGCCCTTAACCTGGTTATACAGAATAAGCATATTATCTTCCGGGTTTATGCCAGCTTTAATCAAGTTCACAAGTTCTTCGTTGGTCATATCCTGCTGCCTCCCTACTTTCAATCAATTTTAACAGTAATTAACCTTTCCAAATGTATCCAGTATCTTCCCATAACTTTTTCGGAGAGATATAGAAATTACGCTTGCTTCCTCTCCAAACTACATGACCGATAGGCAACCAACCGTCTTCAATGCCCTGGCGTACCCATGTAGCGTCCTTTCCATAGACTTCCACAGCTGTTGTCATTGGCACACCGCCGATACCGAATTCAGGGTATTGTGCTGCACTTAAAATTATTCGTGCCACGCGCTCTGCAATATGTTGAGAGTCCTTTAACATTTCTACTTCTTCTAATGCGTCCATTTATCCTCTTTTCTCTGCAATGTCAAGCCTTGCTTAAGCTTTGGAATTATTTATAAGTTTCAATGAATATGTAAATGGATTGTATGAAATTACCCGGTCTTATCCCTCAGTCCTGCTTTCCGTAATTTCTGGATTGTACGCCGGATATTTATCGATAAATGCTTCCAGATCCGTTCCTCTGATCTTCAATGCTCCAAGCTTCAAGGCTATAATTTCTCCTCTACGGATAAAACCACGCACCGTATCCTCATTGACAAGCAATACCTCAGCCGCTTCTCTAACTGTATAAATTTTCTTATATGGCTCTATCATATATGCTCCCTCCAATTTTATCTTCTAGTTAAATCTCTTTCACTTAATATTTACTTTCGGGGGATCTCTCCCCTTAACTATTACAAATAAAGTCATTTCACTGTTCAAAACATCACCCCCCATTTGTTACCATTCTTACGCCTACACGGTCATTTTCTTTATTGTTATATTTCCAAACCAACTGTCCGAATTTTGTTCCGTCTAATATCAAATCTGCCTGAGCGGTTCCTCCGCCTATTCCTCCCATTTCCCCTATGGCTTCCTTAAATGCTTGCTTCATGGTTTCGAGTGGAGACACAACCTCATAATCTTTGTTGTTATCTCCAAGCATAGCAAGGAAGTTTCCGGCTTTTGGTGGAACCACGGTTCCGGTAGCAAGCTGCGGTACATTGTTTGAATAAGCGGTATACGGGGAGACAGAATAGGAAGAAAATGTTCTCCCCCCACCTCCATATTTATTGCCTGAAAGTGACTTACCTTTTTCGTAACCTTTGTTAAAGCTTTCAATTGCTTTTTCGATTGCAGTCGAGACGGTCTTTACAAAACCATTAACAATATCAATTATACTGTTTACAATTGTTTCAACTACCGCCTCTAATTGTTTCCATATTCCTGCAAATATTTCTTTGATACCTTTCCACGCTTTTTCCCAATCGCCCGTAAAAACTCCGGTGATAAAATCAATAAGACCACTCAAGACATCAAACACACCACTTATGGTTTCTGCTATTGCTCCAAATACATTTAGGAATACATTTCCTATAGTTTCAATAATAGG